CATTGCAGCGACAACAACTATTGCAGAACTACAAGCTGTAGATCTTAACGATGGTTGGCCCGAAGAAATCTCCTAATCTCCTACAGTCCTTTTTATTACTAAATATATGAAAAGGTTTAAATTTATAAGGAGATTTAATGGCACTTACTCTTAACAAACAAACTGTAAATTTGGTCTTGGATCAAGGGTGTACCTTTGAAAAAACCATAACGGCCAAGAATACTGCTGGTGGAAATGTAACTATTTCTGCTGGAACTTGTGCTGCTAAACTCAGGCCATCTCATTACACTTCCAATAATATAGTTTCATTCACTTGTGCAGATACAGGATCAAATGTAACGATTTCCTTAACTGCAACACAAACAAGTACTATTACTCCTGGCCAATATATCTATGATGTAGAATATACTCAATCTGGCGGTACAATAGTAGAAAGATTAGCTGAAGGTGTATTGACTGTTTCACCATCGGCAACTTATTGAGGACTAAATGACACAACCAACTACAAGAGCAACACTCAAAGATTACGCTAAAAGAAAATTAGGGCATCCAGTAGTAGAATTAAATATTGATGATGATCAGATGGAAGATTGTATAGATGATGCTTTAGAATTTTTTCAAGAATATCATTTTGATGGGACATACCCCACATTTCTAAAACACCAAATTACAGCATCTACTCTTAAAATAACTTCTAATGTTACGTTTACAGCTGGAGAAGAAATAACAGGTGGGACAACTGGTGTAAAGGCGACTGTTCATGAATACCATAGTGCTAATACCACGATACGATATAAAAATCCAACAGTAAAATCTGGTGGTGATGGAAATACATATTATGCAAATACTACAACTACATTTGGAAATGGTGAAACTGTAACGGGCGGAACGAGTGGAGCATCGGCAACAACTCATGCTTCCACCGCAAATGCTCTTGGAGACTTTGACAATGAATACATTACAATCTCCGAAAATATTATAGGTATTAAGGGGGTAATTCCCTTTCACGATACAACTGCTAGTACTACTAATATGTTTTCGGTGAATTATCAATATGCATTAAATGACCTTTATAGAATGGGAACTGGTGCACAAATGGGTAATTATGTTTTTACTCAACAAAACCTATCTATGATTAATAATTTATTTAATACTATGCCGAGATTTAGATTTAATCGTCACACAGATAGATTATATTTGGATATTAGATGGGGTAATGATGTAAGTATTGATGATTTCATAATTGCTGAATGTTACATCATAACAGACCCAGCATCCTTTGCAGATGTGTATGGAGATATGTTTCTCAAAAAATATGTCACAGTCCTTTTCAAAAAGCAATGGGGCCAGAACTTAATTAAATTTGAAGGTATGCAACTTCCGGGCGGTGTAACTCTTAATGGTAGGCAATTATATGATGACGCGATTACAGAAATTGATAAATTAGAAGAACAGATGTCCTTAACATATGAATTACCATTAGATTTTATGACAGGATAATTAATGGCTACTAATCATTATTTCAATCATTATGGAACGAATACACCAGATCAGCGTTTAGTTGAAGATATAATTATAGAATCAATTAAGGTCTATGGTATTGATGTAAATTATATGCCAAGAACTCTTGTCAATGAGGATAAGATTTTTGGTGAAGACCGAATTTCGCAGTTTAATGATTCTAGAATAATTGAAATGTATATTAAGAATGTAGATGGATTTGAGGGTGAAGGAACTTTTGTTTCAAACTTTGGCTTAGAAGTTAGAGATCAGATTACACTTACAGTTTCAAGAAGAAGGTGGACACAACTTAGTTTTGAGGGTGATGGTAGAGATAAAGAGCCTAAAGCTGGTGACCTTATCTATTTTCCTTTGACTGATGGGTTGTTTCAAGTCATGCACGTTCAAGATGCGAACACCTTTTATCAAACTGGTTCTCTACAAACATTTGACCTTGTTTGTGAATTATTTGCCTACTCTGATGAGAAGATTGATACAGGGATTGAAGAAATTGATGACATTGAAGTTCAACAATCTTTTGTTCGTACATTTGAATTAGCTTCAAGTCCTGCAGTATCTGGTACTTTCCAAGTTGGAGAAACAGTTACAGGTGGTACTTCTGCAAAGACAGGAGAAGTTGCAAAGTGGGATTCCACAACAAGATATCTATATCTTATCAATATGACAGGGGTATTCACAGTAGGAGAAATTCTTACTGGTGCAACTAGTTTAGCAACTGGTACTTATGAAACCAAACAAACATCTGATGAAGCTGTTCAGACTTTAGCATCAATTGAAGCAGGAACAACTGATACTGCTACAGGTAATGAAGAATTTGAAAGTGACGCCGATTCTATCCTTGATTTCTCAGAAGGTAATCCGTTTAGTGAAGGGACAAATTACTAATGTTAGGGTCTACCTTTTATCATCAAACAATACGAAAATATGTAGCAGCATTTGGAACTCTGTTTAACGACATCAACATAGAACGTAAAAATTCTGCAGGTACTGTCATTGAACGAATTAAAGTTCCTCTTGGATATGGGCCAAAACAGAAGTGGATTTTAGCTCTTCAAGAATCTACTGCCGATAGAAAAGTAGTTGCAACTAGAACTCCAAGACTTGGATTTGCTCTTACTGGTTTATCATATGATCCCACAAGAAAGCTGAATACTATTGGAAGAAACGCAGCAGCGAACACTGCAGCTGGGACTTCTTCTTTGATGACTCAATACAATCCTGTTCCTTATAACTTTGATTTTGAGTTATTCATTCTGGTAAATAATGCAGAAGATGGAACTCAAATTCTTGAACAAGTATTACCATATTTTGCACCACAATTCACAGTTACTATTAATACGATTCCAAGTATGGGAATTAAGACTGATGTACCTATCATTCTTAATTCAGCATCTCAGAGTGATGAGTATGAGGGAGAGTTAGCAACAAGAAGGACTATTATTTGGACTTTAAGTTTTCTTCTTAAAGGTCAGATTTATCCAGATGTTAAAACAGGTGCAGTTATCAAACAAATTGAGGTTAACTTTCGTATTCCTGGCGGAGACAAATCTGATTTTCAAGTTAATTTTGCTCTGTTAGAAACTTCAGACTTTGACACTACAGACTATATATTATTAGAAACAGGAAACTACGAAAGAATTGCTACTGAAGATAGTAGTGAGGGTGCATCAGAATCTACAGTCAAGTCAAGATATACAGTTACACCTTCACCTACAGGGGTTACTGCAGATGATGATTATGGATTTAGTGAGACTTTTGAGTTTTTTGAACCAAGTAGAAATTATGATATAACAACAGGCACAGATGTATGAGTGTAGTAGGAAATATAGATGAGCATCTTGATGAAGTTTTTGGGATTATAGAAAAGCCCAAGAAAGAGGTGGTCAAGACAGAACGTGTAGTTCCTGTCGTAACAGCTGATGATAGTGATTCTGATTTTCAATATGCAAGAGAAAATCTTTATAATCTTATAGAACGCGGTCAAGATGGTTTGGATGAACTTCTTGAAATAGCTAAAGCCTCCCAGCATCCACGTGCATTTGAAGTAGTCGGTCAACTGGTGGATAAACTCACCACCACCAACAAAGAACTACTGAATCTCCATAAATCAAAAAAAGATATAAAGACCGAAAAGGGTGGGCCCACAAGTGTCAACAATAATCTATTTGTGGGTTCTACAGCAGAACTACAAAAATTTCTCAAGAAGGAAAAGGTTATTGAGGAAGAAAAATGAGTAATTCAAAAACTTATTTGGGTAATCCAAATTTAAAGAATATTGGTCAACCTATAGAATGGACAGAAGAAAATATTGAGGAATACCAAAAATGTATGGAAAGCCCTCAATATTTCATAGAAACTTATGTCCAGATTGTTCATGTTGATAAGGGTCTTGTGCCCTTTGATATGTATCCGTATCAGAAAAAAATGGTACAAACCTTTAATGATGACCGATTTGTAATTTGTAAAATGCCAAGGCAGACAGGCAAATCTACTACCATTGTCAGTTTTCTTCTCCATTACATTCTATTCAATCAAGATGTCAATTGTGCTATTCTAGCCAACAAACTCTCTACGGCACGAGAACTTCTTTCTAGATTACAACTTGCATACGAACATCTACCCAAATGGTTACAACAAGGAGTTACAGTTTGGAATAAGGGAAACATTGAACTAGAAAATGGTTCTAAGATTTTGGCTGCAGCCACTTCTTCTTCCGCTGTTCGAGGTAGTTCTTTCAATATCATTTTCCTCGATGAGTTTGCACACGTGCCAAATAACATAGCAGACCAGTTTTTCACTTCAGTTTATCCTACAATTTCTTCTGGTGAAACTACTAAAGTTTTCATTGTATCTACACCATTAGGACTTAATATGTTTTATAAAATGTGGATTGATGCTGAGGAAGGAAGAAGTAATTATACTCCGATTGATGTTCATTGGCGAGAAGTTCCTGGCAGAGATGAAAAGTGGAAACAAGAAACAGTTAAAAATACAAGTGAGATACAATTCAATCAAGAATTTGAATGTGAGTTCATAGGTTCTACTCTAACTTTAGTTGCTCCATCTAAATTAAGAACTATGGCCTTTGAAAGACCAATAGCATCAAAAGCTGGGATGGATGTATACGAACATCCCAAAAAAGAAGCCACATATTGTATTGTCGCAGACAGTGCTCAGGGTAAGGGTCAGGACTATTCTGCTTTAAGTGTGTTTGATATTTCGGAAATACCATATAAACAAGTAGCCAAATATAGAGATAATACCATATCTCCTATGTTATATCCAAACGTAATCTATCAAATAGGGAATCAATACAATACGGCATGGACTATAGTTGAAGTTAACGATGTGGGTCAACAAGTAGCAGAAACTCTACACTTTGATTTAGAATATGAGAATATCCTTATGTGTTCAATGCATGGTAGGGCTGGTCAAAAAGTCGGAGGTGGATTTGGTAAAAACAACCAACTTGGAATACGAACCAGTAAACAACTCAAGAGAATTGGTTGTGCTGCATTGAAAGAGATGATTGAAACTGATAAACTGATTGTTCCAGACTTTGAGACTATTGCAGAACTAACTACATTTTCC